CTTGACCAGTAGTGGTATTACCAACAGTTTGTGTCAACACACCTGTTGATGGGTTACGACTGAATGCACTGTTGATTAGACCTGTGACAAAACTTGCTGCCAACATCCTAGCCAACTGGCTACTCATGCTTTTATCTTCTTCTTGTGCTACCGCAGTGTTGATAGTTTTTACAATAATGCCATTGGCACGTTCACGCACATCACGGAATACATCTGAATAATCATAGACATTGGCATCATACTCTAATGCGGTAATGCTCAACTGAATGGTGTTGTCATCACCATCTTCTTCAGTAAGTTGTGTGATACGAAACAGTTTGGCAGTATAACCATACATTGAACTGGTAATGTCAATCAAATCACCTGCTTTAAGACCTAACTTGGTAAAGTCAGTTCTAAAGTTTATAACTTTGTCTACACGGCTTTGCTTTAGTTCTAACAGACCCAATCTCTGTGCATGTTCTGGTTTTGATACTAGTTCACTGCTAAAGGTCAATGTATTTTCTACTTCATTAGGATATAGATCCGCTGTGTCAATGGCAAACTCAGTATAGTCTTTCTCATCAAGGATATCTTCATGAGGGAACTCTACTTGAACTTTGTTGTAAAGCTCACGAATGCCTTTGCCGCTGACATTGATTGATCCAATAATGTTAGTGTCATCAAAGCTGGCCACACTGGTGCCAGTTTTATTAATGATTACGCTCCACTTGCCTTCATGAATGTCAAAAGTAAACCAACAGCCTGATGCATTGGCTAACTTTTGAATATTTTGATAAACGCTTTGATTGGTGTCAATAACTCCGTTTATTTGATAACTTGAACCTATTGTTGACATTTTAAATCCTTATTTTTGAGTGAATCGTAACCAAACAATGCCAGCTGAACCATTTTTACCTTGATTGAAGGTTTGAACCATAGAGGTGACACCACCAGCACCTCCTCCACCTCCTCCACCATTAGTTGCGCTACTGTAGTTTGTATTATAATATGCACTTCCGCCAGAGCCACCGCCAAGTCCTCCAGATGATTGTGTGGCGGTATTATATGCTGAACCACCTCCACCTCCACCGCCATAGTAAACACTAGACCCACTGGTGGAAAATGCCAGCCCATCACCGCCATCACCGCCTGTATTTCCGGAAGCATTAGAACCATTTTCACCTGTGCCTGATCCACCGCCAGCACCTAAGTTAGTAGTTGCAGTCTGGGTGCCTGTTTGCGTTCCACCGGTCCTAGCAGTGCCACTATTTGTTCCATTTATTTGACCAACTGCTGTAGATCCACCCGTGCCAGGTGCACCACTAGGAAGTGTGCCACCCGTGCCACCTGGACTATAAATCAAGTTAGTTCCAGCAATAATGTATTTTAAATATGAAGCACCGCCTGCTGTGCCTGCTTGCTCTAATATATTAGGAAATACAGCAGTGCCACTAATCTGACCACCTTGGCCTGGTGCACCTACGTATATTCTCCAACCATCAGTTATAGGGGTAGCTGAAAAATCAAGAGTTACATTACTAACATTTAATGCACGGCCACCAGCGCCACCAGCGCCACCATATAATGATGACGTAAAGTCTTCAACTTGTCCACTTGCACCGCCACCGCCACCTCCAACTGCCAGAACTTCCATTTTAGCATATTTGTAAAGTTCGGGATGAAATATAGGCTGAAAGGTCTGATACACAGTGCCTTCACTGTAAGTATATTCTCGAGTTTGTGTTACAAATGTGCTAGGATTGCCAATCAACAATACATTTTGCGTAACCTGTGTTACCGGAGAACCACCATAAGGTGTTTTAATCTGTGTGTAGGTAAAATAACTGTTACTTGATACATTGTAGTTAGGATAAAATCTAATACCAGCAAACAAGCTGTTAACATAAGTCTTTGTTCCAGTAATAGTTAATACGCTTTGTCCTGTGCTCATATAGTTTACACTTTGTTTCCATTCACCAATAGGACTTGAAAAGGTCACAGTGTAGGTAGCTGTTTCATCGCTATCAGCAATAGCAGGAGTTGTAGAACTAAACAGTGTGTTGTAGTTGTTACTATTGTAGATTCTAGTAACGTTCATGTTGGTCACAACATCACTGCTGCTGCCATATGAACATTGTTGAACTCTTCTAGTGTTTAGGCCATTAGGATCTGTGATTTGATACACTAAGAAAAATTCACTGTTATAAGCAGACAATGTAGTCATACGCAGTGTAGTAAGTCTTGCATTGACTTCACTATAAGTTCCTGTGATGATAAAAATCTTAGTAACACTATTGAATGATACAGTTCCACCTGTGCCTGTTGATTGAATCAGATCAACAGCCGCAGTGGTGCTAGGAACAATGGCCACAGTGTATGTTCCACTGATAGTGGTTGTCAACAATGGAGGATTGTTAATAGCAGTGCTGACATTGGTAACATAATAATGTATAGAAGCTGCACTACTAGCAGCAGTTGACGAACTGATTAGATATTGTTTTTTAAGATCTGTTTCAGCTGTTAGATTGTTAGTGGCATAGTAACTGGCTACCCAATCATAGTTATAAGTGTTTGAAACATAGGTAATGCTGCTTAGGTGACTATTGACCTGTGTCTTAGAACCTGACATAGTCAATACTTTAGTCGTGCCATTATAACTGCTACTACCACCAGAACCTGCTGAACTTAATGAAGTAATACCATCTAGTATTCCAGCTAATCCATCCGGAGTCAAGGTTACTGTATATGTAGGCGTTGTTGTGCCAAGGTCAATAACTTGCGGAGCACCTGCAATAACTTGCGAACTACTCAAGTTAAAAGTATATGCACTAGGCACAGTAAGAACATCAACATTTTCTACTGTGGTTGTTACTTGCCAGGTTCGAGTTTGTCCAGCCCAAGCAATTTCGGCAAGATATACAAAGGTGCCATTGTAATCATTTGGCAAAACAATCCTTGGACTCTTAACAATGTCCCAAATAGCTTTGCTGTTTACATTGTTGATAATCCAAGTTTGACTAGTTGGATGTGTCACAGTGCAACCTGAGGGAATAGTATCCCAGATAGCTTCACTGTCACTGAGTGCTGACGGAAATGTGATTTTATAAGTTGGAGTAATGTCAGCGTAGTTGATTACTTCTAAGATCTCAATACCAACTGGCACTGTATGATCTTGACCTTCTAAAATATCAACTGTTTGATTAACTATTGCGTCTATAACAAACACAATACCAGCAGGTCGATCATCTGTGAACTCAAAAGCAGCACCGCTGCTGTTGTTTAAATCTTGTAAACTATTCATGATACATAAATCTCCGCTGCAGGAATACCGGCACCATAACGTGTATTGGTCATGTAATCATACATGCAATCACCGGGTTTATTCATGCTGTTGTTTAGTTTGAACTTCATATTTCCTATCTTTGAAATGTCTTTGTCTTCTTTGTTGTAGTCAATACGCACAATGGCAAATACTAGATCCCGCATCATGTGATTTTCAGTCCAACTAGGCATAACATTATAAGCTGCGGTTAACGATGCATTTGTATAACCTAGAGGAACTACAGGTGTTTCACTATTACCACTGAAGCAATAGACTTTGACAAATCCAGCCGGTGTAGTATCTTCATTACCGTCACGGTCAATCCATTTGGTCACTGTGATGCCATCAGTGTCAAATACTAACTTATTATCATCCCAGTAGATTTCATTAACTGCTATAGTGCTAGCAGCACCTGCACCTAAAGTGATTGCGCCAGTCTTTTCACACAGCGTCACAACATAATACATGGTCAAGTTGCCATTGGTAAGTTCAGCATCTGTAACAATACCTGAGACCACTGCTGTGCCATAGACAACTGGAATCTTATTTTCCATGTCAGGATCTAACTGTATACGACTATAACTTGTATCTTCTTTTTCATTGCTTTTGTTTACGCTGTTCATTAGCTTGTTCAGTGCAAAGCCAGTGATGGCAGTCTTGGCCAACTGAGGACCAATGCCACTACCACCTAACCACTTTAGTGCTGAAGAACCTACGTCAACAATGTCATCTATAAAACTCATAATATTTCCTTATACCGGTCCACCGAAGTTGTAGTAACTGTCTTTCAAGTTAGGAACTCTGTCCATTGATAAATCAGTCGGATAGAAGAACTTTTGATCTACAGGATTTGTTCTACGCCCAGTGACTTTATTATCTAGCACTGTGATGACACTTGAACAGGTCAATGTGATTCTATTGCTGCTGGTTCTGCTGTCATAGTCATATTCTTCATCTAGTGAGTAGTTGTCTACAATGCCAAAGAAGCGTCCAACAGGATTACCAGTGATAGACAACTGTGCTCCAGTAATGGGATTGAAAAACACACGCCATACTTCAACAGGTGATCCTTTGATCTTGCTGTTGATGATTTCAGCAATGCTGCTGTCAGGAATACCACTGAGACTAATGGTCAACTGTCCTGTGCTGCTGGTCAGTTCACTTGAGCTGCTGCTGATACCTACTAAGCGTCCAAGTCCTGTATAACTTTCACTGTCAATGGTAATGGGTCTGATGTAATCACTAAACTTTAACACTTCAGCAGAATAAGCTCCACCGGCAGTGGTTCGATATTCATCTACTTGAATACGCACAAACAGTCCTGTTTCAACTGCATCATAGCTTGATAAATCAATAGTCATTATTAAGCCTCATAAAATATAAATGGTCCACTCCATGAAACTTGATCACGAGCAAACAAGTTCCAGGTTGGAAAGTCTTTACAGATCAAAGTGAACACACAGTTTTCAGCAACACGGAGTGCAACACCGCTGGCCGAACTGTCTATGACAGGTCTATGCAATGTTACGGTGTTTGAGTTAAATGCGACATCAGCGGCCACGGTATAGCATTTACCGCTTGCACCCAACTGAATGACGTCACCTGCACGGAACTTGAATCCCGAACTGGTTGTAGGGCTTGTTGTCAAAGTGATAGTGTTGCTGCCCTGTGTGATTGTGGCTATAAAGCCTGTGTAGTTTACTGAGTTACCTTGATACTTGATAAACCAATTTAAGCCAGTGTCATTGAACTGCACCGTGCTGCTGGTGGTGCGATCCAATGCTTCTGCTTGTGAAATATATTGTCTGTAGTCAGTCCAACGAGCTCCATCTGGCAAACGCACTTCAAAGCGCCATGCTTGTCCTCCACGACTTACTGCTCGCACACTGCCATCTCGACTTTGTGTGCTGCCTACTACTCGTCTTCTATCTATGCCGATTGATTCAGCATTGTCTATAATCCATTGAAAACTCATTTTTATCTCCTACTTGGGATGCCAGCGGCACCTTGCATTGCTACTGCATGAATGAAACTAGGGTCGCGGGCAATCATTGCTTTGAAACTTGGTGCATCTACTGCATTGATATTGTAAACAACACTGCCACCGCCACCGCCCATTGGAGTTACTGTTGCAGGTCCACTGACAAACTCAGGTCCACGTTCGCCAACAATACCAAACTGTCCACCTGGAATAGTTCCACCATTGGCAAACATACCAGCAAATAAGTTGCCTAACAAGCTGCCTGCTGAGCCTCCACCTGTGCCTTGAAAGCTGAATACACTGCTCATCAACTGTTTTAGTTGACTGCGTAACAGTTCTTCAACTAGACTGCCAACAAAGTTCTTCCATTCAAACTTGCCTGTCTTGGCAAAGTTCACAATGAGATCTTCCATGCCCTGCATAGTCTTGGCAAACATATTCTGTGCATACTTGGCAGCATTGGCAGCATCTTCTGCATATTGCTTGAATGCTTGATTCCAACCATCACTAAATGTTCGTGATTGCGCCACTACATATGAATTAGATCTAGTTAATGCATCTGCGCTAACAGCAATAGCATCTCGTTGTTTACTTGATCCTGATAAAATCTTATCAGTTGTTTCTTTGCTTATAACACCTTGATCTCCCATTATCTGAATATGTTCAGCAATGGCACCATTAATATCTTTATAATTTTTCTTTAGTAAATCAGTTTGTGTTGTTGCAATGCTGATTACATCAATAACTTTATTTTTTTCTTCTTCACTTAATCCACTAGTCTGAGCCATTAATGCAGCTCTTATTTTGGTAACTTCGGTTAACTTTGATTCTAATGCAATTCTATCAGATAATGAAGATCTTTCTATATTAAATTTTGCAGCAGTTTCAAATACTTGAGTCTGAATATCACTATAAGCTACAGAACTTGCTTGAAGGTCTTTTAACGCTCTTTGATAGTCTTGAGTTCTACCAATTTGATCTTCTAATGATTTCTTCTGCGCAGCAGCCAAATCTTCAATACGTTTCTTCTCATTAGTATAATTGGCAGCATTACGAGTTTGACTATCTTTATCTAATGCATCATTAGCCTGCTTTAATTGCAGTAACGCAGTTTGTCTATCTTCTTCAACTTTGAGAATGGCTTCTTTGACTTTCTTTTGATCTTCACTTAATTTAAGATTATCAAATTCTGCTGTAGTTTGGCGTAATGACTTTTGGAAGTTGAGATTCAGTTGATCGCCAATCTTCTCCAAACTCTTCTTTTGCTTGTCAAAAAGATCATTTAGGCCTTCTTGACTGCGTTTTACCTTTTCAATTTTGACTGGAGTCTCATCAATCTTGACATTAACTGCTTCTTGAGCTGATTCCATCTCTTTGGTAATGCCAAAATAGGTTGCAGCCGCAGTGCCTGCACTGAGTAATGCACCAGCAATGGCAATCAAAGGATTACCTCTGACCACAGTGTTTAATGTCTTAGCCAATGAAATCAGTTTGATAAATCCACCTAGCACAGCAGCGCCGGTAACCAAAGCCAATGCTGTGGCCATTAGTTTCCACAGTTCTACTAGATCTTTAACTTCTATTTTGAGATTGGCAACATATTTGAATACTGGTTCAAAAGTAAGAGCAAATGCCACTTTTAAATCGCCCATAATGCCGGCCATTTTGTCAAAGGCAGCAGCGGCAGTGTCAATGGCATCTTGATGAGGACCATACTTGGCAGTTAAATCATCTACATCTCCAGCTAGACCCACAATGTCAACACCAGTTAGTGCCTTGCCATAGATTTGCATACTCAATGCAGCACGTTCTGTTGGATCACTGATAGCAGCAAGTGACTTTAATAGTTTATTATTCAGTTCGCTGTTGCTTAATGATCCTAAGTCACTGATGCTGACACCTAGTCGTTGAAATGTGCCTAGTGATTTAATATTACCGCTGTTGGCCTGTTCGATGTTATTGGCCATTGCCTGAAACATACGACCTACATTGTCAGCATCACCACCATTTTGTTGCAATGCCTTGCTTAGTCCCATGACTTCGGCTGTGGCCAACTGATTGGCTTTGGCTATGTCAACTATTCCATCAGCATAGGCCGCAGTGGCTACGCCTGCTCCAATGATTGCTGCGCTCAGTGCTGTGACTGCATTATTGGCTGCTGAAAACGCACTGCCAAAGTTACTGCCAACACGTTCAATCTCTTTACCTAATCTTTGTAAGTTGGCAATGGCGGGATTGACGTTAGCATCAACTGTAAAATTTGTATCTGCCATGTTATCTTCCTGTTATCTGTTTGATTCTACGTTGGATGAATTCCCCCGTAGGTTTAGTCATACCACGCGGAGCTTGCTTACTACCACGCATGCCTTTATTAGTCATGTGTCGACCCTTGTCTAATACTGTGGCATAGTTGTAGTTTGCATTGATCTGATTGCTTTGTCTTGTAGTGTTTCTACGAGCATTGCCAGTATCAACGGGAGTGATCTTTTTAAACTCTTGATAAGCTTCTCTTGGAAGATTTTTCAGTTGTGCTTGAACACTACGAATCCAAGGACCTATAGTGTCTTTCA